GGAAGGGGAACGGGAACGTCTTTGTACTCCTATTCCTCCCTAATGCGGGACGTCACAAGTTCGCGACTGGCCTGTACGTAGGTTCAGGCTGGGTAAGTGGGCACTACTTCGAGAACGTCAACGAGGCACTCTACGATTGGCTGGAGCGTAGGTAAGGTCGAATGAAGATCATCAAGTTCGGCCTCAGCGAAGAGGCCAACCCTAACAAACTCATCGTCCCTGACGACTTCACTCCGATCTCCGCCCACATGCAGAACGGTGGGGGCATTGCTATTTGGGGCGAGACGTACTTTGAGTCCCCGAGGGATGCTCCACAGCGTACAATGTACGTCTTCACCATCGGTACGGGGTGGGAAGTTAAGCGTGACAGGGCGGCGTCCTACTTCCTTGGTACCGTAATCGATGGCGTCTACGTGTGGCACTTCTACTGGTCATGGATCGACGGTGCCATAACGTTACCTTCGTAGCGTCAACCACTTAAATTGACTCTTGAGAGTCTCTGGACCAATGCTATATAATAGGTAGCACAGAGAGACATAGGAGGCAAATGCCTTGACCATCCCCGACCTTGAGGATAAGTTGGTCGCCAGGCTTAGGCGCACTATCCTCCGGATCATCCAGCGCGACGGGCCTATTACCCGTACTCAACTCAGCGTGCAGGTTCGTCCTCATTCCGAGCATTGGGACACCGTCCTCGATGACTTGATGGCTCGGGGAATCGTCATCTGTGAACCTGTCATTCGTGATACCACCAGGCGTGCTGCCCTCTCGTATCGCTTGAATGGCCCCTCCGTCGAGACCGCCGACGGCCAGTTCACTGACATGGCCCCCGAGGAAGTTTCCGAGTGGGTTAACACCCTTCCGCTCATGGAGGCCGACCCCGCCCAAGCCGCCTCAGCGTAGTCGCAGGCGGTAAAGGAGTATGGCTCTACGTCTCTCTGCTCCTACATGGGAGTCCCTGCGCGAGTCTGGCCTAAAGGAGGCGATCGTTGAACGGGCGGGCATCAAAGACCAGACGACGGATGAAATCACGCGTCAGCTCCTTACGCGCTATCGAGTACAAGCGGGCTATTACATCCCGTATGTCTCGATCGACGGCAGGTCGAATGGCCATCATCGCATCAGAGTCCTTAAAGGTGGCCCGGGTTCTAAGTACATTCAGCCTGCGCGTACAGGAAACCACCTCTACGTTCCTCCGTCTCTCCGACCTGCTAACTGGGCGCAATCGCCGGAGACGCCTGTGGTCATTACGGAGGGAGAGAAGAAGGCCCTGGCGGGCGCCCAAGCGGGGCTCGTATGCATAGGTGTTGGCGGGGTCTCCTCCTGGCGAAGCCGCACCATCCGTTTGCCTACCGAAGAGGCACTCCCGGAGAAGGGCGGGATAGTCCTGAAACTGGACGACGCCTCAGCCAGGATGATCGAAGAACAGGTGGCCCCAGAGCTGACCGAGATCGTATGGCCAGGTCGGAAGGTGACAGTCGTCTATGACTCTGACACCAACGACAACCCCGATGTACAGAATGCCGCCTTCGAGCTGGCCATCTGGCTGGAAGATCGGGGAGCGGAAGTGGGTCAGTTTCTCCTCTCTCCCTACGACAATGGGACGAAGCAAGGGCTCGACGATTACCTTCGGGATGGCGGCAGCCCCGATGACTTGCTCGACGAGGACCAACTAACTTTCCCCTCCCCCGCTAATGCGAAGGGTTGGATCAGTGATGAACTCGACAACACTCGCACTGGGAGGCTTGTGCAACGGCGCGTTGCTCGTGTGGCCCTTTCTGTCCTCGACAAGTGGGGATCGCGGTACCGGGACACAGGTGGTAACTACTACTTCTTCGACAACGACACCAAGATCCTTCACCCCTTCCGCCTCGACAACCTTGGCCAACTTCGAACGACATCATTCGGTGGGTTGCTGACCAACGAACTGGGTGTGCATACTGCTGACACTCCAACAATGAGTCGCCTCGCCGACATGTTTGCTACGAAGGATCCCGTTGCAGATGTGACGCCTCACAGAGCAGTGACAACCGTCGGTGATATTCTGTACTACCAGTTGTCAGACGGTCGTGTTGCGCGTGTGAGTTCGGAATCGATTGACTTCGTCGACAACGGGACGGACGATGTCCTGTTCCTACCCGATGTCGTGGAGCCTGTCGACGAAGACGACCTGGCGAAGTCCATCTCAAACTACAACAGGGAGGAACCTCTTTGGTTAGAGTCACTGCGGACTGTCAACCTGGAGCCACTGCCGTCGCTCTCGTTAGAGCAGACGCAGCAACTCCTGGCTACCTTATTCTACCTGAACCCGTGGTTGAACAGGTGGCGCAGGCTTATGCCGCCGTTAGAAGTAGCGGTCGCCGAACCGAACAGCGGCAAGACGTTCCTGTACAACCTGAGGAAGGGTATTCTAACTGGTAAGCCTGACCTGGAGGGTCTGCCCGATGACTTCCGTGGATGGGTCTCCTCAGTTTCAGCTGCACCGGCGTTGTGGGTGTGTGATAATCTGGGCGGGATACGGTCCGATTTCTGGCACAGGCTCAATGACGAGCTTGCAAGACTTATCACCGACCCCGACCCTACAATCGAGCTGCGACAACTGTACACCACAGCGTCTGTGTACCATGTGCCGATCCAAGCTGCGTTCGCTGTTACGACCATCAAGAATCCCTTCACGGCACCCGACATCCTCCAACGTTCCCTTATCTACAACCTCAATGCCATCCCTGTGAATCAGCGGGACAGTAACTGGTACCATACGCAGCTGAAGGACCGAACGCTTTGGCTTGCTGAACACCTGCTCGCTGTCCAAGGGTTCTTCCGTCAGGTTGAAGATCACTGGGACGATCACTACCTGTCAGGGTTCCGCCTCGTGAACTTCGAACAGGGACTCTTACTTATGGGGGAGTCGCTTGGCCTCGACCTGACTGAAGCAGTTGCTGGACTCCCAGCAATGGTGTCGGCTAACGTCGCCGAGTACGACCCCATCGTCGAGGCACTGGTCACGTTCGTGGAGGAGTGGGGCAGGCCCACGGCCACTATTGGCCAGGTAATCGACTGGGTTCAGGGTGATATGGAACGCAGGTTCTCCGCGATCAAGTCCCTGAACAACTCAATCCTCCTAGGGAGGTACATCAATAGCCACAAATACGATATTGAACAGTCCACGGGGGTTCAGATCACCAACAGGCGTAACCAGACGATCCTGTTGATGCCGGATCGACCTGAAGAGGAAGAGGGCGAAGAAGATGCCGACACTAACTGATGCTGACATTGGGAAGGTTATCGCAAGGCACGGCGACCGTCGGGGTAAGTACCACCTGATCGAAAGTATCGTTGCCTTTAGGGCCGTGACGAACTGTGGGAAGAAGATGAAGCCCTTTGATGGAGAGGGTAATGAGCTGGTCGTCATGAATGGCGAACCAACCTGTCAACTGTGTAAGCCGTAATGTTCCGATCGTTCAGGCGCCTGGCGAAGGCGTACCCTATCATACGGAAGATCCAGCAGATCAATGAAGCCCAGGCAAAGGTCGATGCACTGGGGCAGGACCTTGCGGAGCTCGTCGAAGACTGTACGAACTGTGGCCGTTACGTAATGCGAGATGAACTTCTCGATGAATCAACACAGGAGAAGAGGTTCAAACTCTGTCGCAAGTGCGTAGGACGCCGTGTGGTTGCACATGAGTCGGGGTGGTACGACTGGCCGAATAGGGAGAACTAATGAGACTCCTGAACGCGGGTGAGGTTCAACTTGTAGACTACATGGGCTCAGATCTGTCCGTAGTCCAGGCCGCGCGTATCAGTAACGGGGCTGCGATGCCTGAATGGCGGGGTGCTCCTGATGAGCGGCTGATCAAGTTCCTTGCCGAGCATCAACACATGACGCCATTCGAGCACGCGACGTTCAAGTTCTACGTCAAGGCTCCCATCTTCGTTGTCCGCGAGTGGCAGCGTCATCGGGCCTTCTCCTACAACGAACTGTCCGGCCGATACAAGAAGTTGAAGCCGGAGTTCTTCTACCCCGACATGGTGCGGACCCAGGACGAGAAGAACAAACAGGGTAGCCTTCCAACCGATGATTATGAGCTTGGTAGGCAGATGCGTCTTGCCTTGGTGGACGCCTACACGACGTCTTGGGACAGATATGAAGAGATGCTCGAGCTGGGTGTCGCTCGGGAGCTTGCTCGGGCTGTACTACCTGTAGGTACCTACACCGAGATGTACGTAACGGGGAACTTCCGTAACTGGGTACATTGGTACAACCTACGCGGAGCTCCTGATGCACAGTTGGAGATCCAGCTCTACGCGCAGGTGGTGGGAGATTACCTTTCGGAGAAGATGCCGCTTAGCTGGGAAGCTTTGGCAAAATGAAACCCCCCGATAGAGGAAAAGGAGTAAACCTCTACCGGGGGGTAATTATTGACGCTAGCTCGGTTAGTGCGGCGGTCTGACTGGAGTTGTACTTCCTCCCAGGGACACCGGGTAATCAACCGGCTCCTGCAACCGCCCCGTAGATCAGCCTCCGTGTGTGAGCGCACGAAGCCGGGAAGACCTCCCGTGGCCGAGCCCCTGCTACGACAGGTTGTTGTTTATTGGAGGCGACCGTCTGGAGGCTTGATCTCTTCGACTGGCCGGCGCATGCTCCGTCTTTTGCTAGTGGCCTACTAGACTCGGAGCCGCCCTCAAGCGACCTCCTCAACCGTTCGACGAAACGGGATCCGCCCCTTAACGTCAAACGACCAACCGTTGGCTTATTGGCACAGAGGTGTCCGATGCCACCATAGACCGGCAACCTTCAGTACTCTCCGGCTGGGCAGCATAACCACCCTGGCAAGTACCTTATCGGACGGCATGCAACCTGTTTCGTACATGACGGTTAGTACATGACCACTAGTTACGCGAGTCCGACCTCTGTACATAGGACACTCTCGCCAGCGGGTAAGTCACCCAGATCCACGCCTCCCGATGGCATGAGAGAAGCTTATATCAACAGGGTGTTGGGTAGTGCCACCTCGCCTAGACTTACGGCTCCGCTGGCGGAAGTGTCCTATGAATTGTTAAAGCGGGGCTAGCAGGGAGGGGATGGGGGACATCCAAACCTGCTAGCCCCACACGCCGAGCTGCCCACTCGATCGCGCTACCTATATATTACCATTTATTCCCGTGGCAAATGCAAGAGTCCGAATCAGTAAGAAATCTTTACCAACTGACGCGTTGAAGGGAGTATTGCGTCTGAGTTAATATTGAAGTAGATAGAGAGCAGGCATCACAAAGACACCTGCTTCTCTACGAAAGGAGGGCATGCCAGAAATGGCAGCTACGAAGACGGCACCGAAGAAGGGTGCCAAGGCAAACCCGGCTGACGAGCAGCCGGAGGTCCCCCTTCGGGACCAGATCCGCGAGCGTTTCCAGGCGGGCATCCCGCGTGGCGAGATCGCGGAGGAGTTCGGACTCCGGTACCAGCAGGTGTACGCTTACACCAAGGACCTGGGTTCGGGTGAGGGCTCGGGTGGTCGAGCCAAGGTCATGGTCGAGTGGCCGAAGGGTTCTGGGAATCAGCGTCCCCGCGTGGAGGTAATCCGCGAGCTGGCCCAGGGCATCGGTACTCCTGATGGCCAGCCGATGAAGATCGGAGCGATCGCCAAGGAGCTGGGTACCAGCTACCAGATCGTGTACCAGGCCACCAAGAACCTTCGTGAGTCCGCCGAGAGCGATGAGGCAGAGGATGCCGACACTGTCGCCGAAGACGGCGAGGAAGAGCTCGACGAGGACGAGCTCGAGGACGACGACGAGGACGAGGACTAAACTCCTCCCCTGGTTTGAATTCCTCCAGAGGGCCGGTAGGGGTTCGTCCCCGCCGGCTTCTCTGTTATGTCTCGACCCCGGCAACACAACTGGTTGGGCCATTTTCCGAAACGGGCGCCTAACGGGGGCTGGTCAGTTCAGAGTCTCTGACCTTTCTTCCTTCGAGAGGGTCATCGACAAGTTCAAACCGACGATGCTCGTCGTGGAGAACTATAAGGTGTACCCCTGGAAGCTTAAGAACCATGCCTTCAGTGACGTCCCTACGCTCCAGTTCATTGGCGCGATCAGGTACATCGCCGGGTCGAGGCACATTCCTGTCAGGCTTCAGATGGCGCAGATCGCTAAGACGTTCTGTACCGACGCGAAGCTTAAGCGTTGGGGAATCTACAAGGAAGGTAGGGTCCACGCTAACGACGCCATTAGGCACGGCTGCTACTTCCTACTGTTCAGTAAGCCATAGCCTCTTGAAAGTCGTCTAGGCGGTACCCTATAATTAAGGTATGGTAAGGATCGAAGAGCCTGATGGGCACATCATGTTCGACGATTATGCGGACCTCCGTGGTGACGCTAATCAAAAGAACATTGAGAAGGCACACGGTCCGAATGCCCAGTTCAAGAGCGGGGGCTTTGTTCGCCGTTGTCCGATCTGTAACTGCGTGAAGAGTTTCGAACCCGAAGTTCCGAACAAGGTGCTGTACAAGTGTGACGGCGATTGCCCTTGTCATGATAACCTGGTGAACGAGCTGCGTTACGCAACTGCATAAAGGAGTACACCGTGACATCCGGTGGAGAAGCAGAAGCTAGACGACTGCGTAAGTACAGGGAAGTGAAGCTATGCCGGTGGCCTAACTGCAAGTACCAGGCCCACTCTCCCGACGGCTTCTGTGACTGGCATGAAGAGAAGAACAGGGAGCTTGAGCTCCGTGACCTTGGAATGTTCTGATGTTCGCAACCATGCCAGTACCGTCTGACACCCTCGAGCTGCGAAGGTATCAGCAGGAAGGTATTGCCTACCTGACGCGATACAAGAGGACGATCCTTGCCGACGAACAGGGTGTAGGTAAAACACCTCAGGCGTTGGTTGCGGCGCGTAACCTTACGCAAGGTCGTATCCTAGTAGTGGCCCCGAAGACGGCTGCAGAGGTCTGGATTGATCATGCTGCCGACTGGCTTGGAGAGGAAGCCAAAACCTATCAGGGAATGACCCGCGCGTACGAAGATCTCGACAACGCGTCGATTGTCGTCACGAATTACCACCTCCTGAAAGAGGTAGTAGCGAGGCACCCCCATTGGTCACTAATCATCTATGACGAGGCGCACAAGTTACGTAACCGGGAGCGCAAGACGCTTTACGGAGTGGCTTCTAAGGTTTCGTCCATGTACCTCTTCTTCCTTACAGGGACTCCGATCTTCAGCTCAGCAGCTGACTTATGGCCCCTCCTCCACATAATCAATCCAAAGTACTTCCAGTCCTACTGGGGGTTCGCTAGGACGTGGACGCACATCCATCAGGAGCAGTACGGGCCAAGGACTGTAACGAAGGTCGAAGGTGTTAAGGACCCGAAGCGCCTACAGTATCTCCTGAACAAGGAAGGGTTCATGATTCGACGTCTGAAGAGAGACGTCATGCCTGAACTTCCTCCAAAGCAGCGGGTCGAGTGGACACTTCAGATGAATCCCCGGCAGGCAACAGCGTACAAACAACTGACTAAGGAACTGTTCATCGAACTGGAGGGGACCAAAGAAGGTCAGATCCTCCTTGTTCCGTCGAAGCTTGCACTGATAACTAGGCTGCGCCAGCTACTAGTGTCACCCCGATTGTTGGGCCTCGATTTTGAAGGCGCTGCGATCGAGGCGTTGACCGAACAACTCGGCGAGAGTCAAGATGCGGCTCTTGTGTTCACACCGTTCGCCGAAGCGTTGCCCCTTCTCGAGGAAGCAATGGCGAAGATCGGACGTGAGACACGAACCATCAGGGGGGGCATGAATGAACGGAAGCTTGACGAGAACATCAAGTGGTTCCAATCCTACCGAGGTAGTCGCGAGCCTGTGCTTCTGTCCTCTCTGCTCATGGGTACGAGCTGGACAGCCACGAGAGCCACACAGGCCTACTTCCTCGGCTACGATTGGTCCCCTTCCAACAACTTCCAGGCCGAGGACCGGCTCCACCGATTCGGACAGAAGTCAGCTACTACAGTCTACTACTATGTCCATCGGGGAACTGTGGACGAGCACCTGATGGACATCCTCGACAAGAAGGTCACGGTTGCAAAGCTCGTCCTAGACATGCGGAGGTTTGTCCTACCATGACCCCAAATCAGGAGGCCACCGATGAGCCTGCGTGAGCATCCTGTACACGAGATCGAGAAGCATCTGCGGGAACTAGAGGAGCACCTTCGCGTGCGGTGCCGGACCCACACCGACCTTGCGGTTTCTAAGCGTCCAGACGAACTGTTTGCTGCCCGGCATCACGTTGACGAGATACGCCGCCTCGTCAAGGACATCATTCCGTGGGAGCGGGACGCCGAGAATGAGAAGCGAGAGCGGGATGCACGCAGGGAGGCCACCGATGAGCAGCGATAGTCCGACCGCAGCACCACGTCTGCACCGTCACCTTTTCCCGAACGGTAACAAGCATCGGCACGCTCACGGTTTCATCGAGGGCCATGCCGAGGCAGTTAATGAGGCTCACCCGCAGCCGTACTACTTCCTGTGCCATGACTGCGAGCCGGAACGCGCCCGGCTCCTCCTGCAAAAGACCGTGGATGCGGTGGAGGCAGAGTGGACCGATGAGCAGCGATAGGCCCCCACAGATGGAGCCAGATGAGGTTGCGATTGGGCAACTGCGAACGGAGTCGGCCCGCCGCATGGTCCGAGAGAATCAGTATCCGTCCGTGGAACGACTGGCCCGGATCGAGGACGACGCGCGTGACATCGAGCACGCGATCATGGAACGGGCGATGAGGCAAGCCGATGAGCAGCGATAGCCCGTGCCCCAATGCGGAGAATCACACCGAAGAGCCCGAGGGTTACTTGCAGTGGCACGCGTGGGCGGACCGAAAGTCCAAGACGCATCGGCAGATCAAGTGCTGGGGCTGCGGTCTCTACGCGATATGGGTTGACAAGCGTGACCCGGCCAACCGGAGGTTGCGATGAGCGGCGATAGCCCACGGACGGCAGCGGACTATCCCATTGAGGAACGCGAGCACGATGAGTCGCGGGGCAAGAACCGGCATTGGTGGCGGTGCATCCCCCAGAAGGATGCGGTGCTCTGGCTGAGGCTTCAGGGCTATCGCGTCGAGGACGAGGCCGAAGCCGCCAAAGAGGAAACATCAGCAGGATTCGCCATCGCCCTACAGCGAGCCTACGAAAGGGGCAAGGCCGAGGCCGCCACCCCAGCTAGCGGGGATGCGCTGCGAGGGGCGGGAGAGGCCATGCGCGAATGGATCACGACGAAGATGGACTACGGAGCCGACCGTGATCTAGCCCGCATCGTAGACGACTGGCGACGTGCCCTTGCCGCCTCCCCACCGCTACCGGAAGGGCCGGACGTTGAACGGTTGCGGCGAATCGAGAATGCGCTGCTGAACGAGGCCGGGTACTTCCCGTGGGAGGACCCGAACGGTGAGGCGTGGATTCACGAGGACGACGAGGGCTACGTCATGGACCGCCAGCAGGCCATCAACGACGCTCTCGCCCGCCGCCAGCAGCCTGACAGCAGGGAGGGAGTCCCTTAAAAATTGACCGTTGAAACGCAACGGGGGTCCAGTCTATAATTAACGTCTAGAGCGCGAGCAGGCTTGAACCACGGTAACCGCTCGCATGACAGGAGACGAACTAGTGAGTATGTCAGCCAGGCCTTCAGGCCGGCTCGCCTTCATGCCCGCCGAGCCCCTTGAACCTCCCGACAGGTACATCCCTGCTCCTCCCTCCTTCGACCCTAACGACGTCTTCTGGAAGACGCGTGAAGGTGAAGTGATGGCTGTCGTCGACATGACCGACAGTCATATGGAAAACTGCATGCGGATGATGCTTCGCCAGGCCGATAACATCTACGACAAGTGGATGATCGCCCTTGCGGAGGAGGGTGATGGTCCGTTTGGTCCGCGAGGGGATGCCGCACAGGATGCATTCGACGACGGCTTCAACCAGCTTATGCAGATGAAGCCGACCGAATGGCTGCGTCGTTACTTCCCTCCGTTCATGGCAATGCACAACGAGCTACGTGCCCGCAAGGTAGCAGAGCTTCGTCCGGGTAAGACTCACGAAGAGTATATGGACGAAGTATATGCTGACATCACCGAACGCGACCACCAGTTCGGCCATGACTAAACGTCTCTACGTCGTTAGCACTAGCGACCGTATCGTATTCAAACGATGTCGTAGGCGCTGGGACTTTCAGTCGAGGAACCGACAGTCGCTAACGCCTATCGAAGGTGTTGTTGCTGCACCATTGTGGCAAGGTTCGGGGCACCACTTCGCGCTCGAAGACTTCCACGGGTACAACGTATTTGGTCATCCTGTAAAGGCCTTTGAGGCATACATCGAGAGCCATCGTCGATCGGAACTACCTGATGACTATAGGGAGGTAGCCGACCTTGAGATCGGAATGCTCAATTACTACGCCGACGATTGGCTCGTTGCTCACCCCGATCCCCTGAAGACGTTGTGGATCGATGATGTACCGCAGGTAGAAGTCAATGTCCTTGTACCGCTTGGTATACAACCCCCACCTGGATTCGACGAGGTCGTGTATTCTGTCACATACGACAGAGTCGGGATCGACGAGCATGGAAGGCTCGTTATTGTCGACTATAAGACGGCTGCCAAAGCCTATGAGGCAGGGCGCCTTGAACTTGATCCGCAGGTATCATCGTACATCTGGTCAGGCCGTCTTGTCTATGGTGATAGTCTCGAAGGAGCCCAATGGGTCATCTTCCTCAAGGCGGTCCCTGACGAGCCGCTAATCCTGAAGTCCGGCGAACTGTCACAGAACAAGAACCAGTACACTACCTACCGTATCTACAAGAAGGCGCTTCTGGAATACTATGGTGAGATTCCTAATTCCTACAAGGAGTTCTTGAACCACCTAGCTGCACAGGAAGACGAGACGGGCGACCGTTACGTGAAGCGGGATACGATCTATCGAAACGAAGTCTTCGCCGAAAACGAAGAGCGGAAGATCTTCGCCGAGATTCACGACATGATCGACCCGAACTTGTCTCTGTACCCCAACCCGACGCGGGACTGTTCGTGGGACTGTCAGTTCAGGGCGCCGTGCTTGTCGATGGATGATGGGAGTGATTACTCCTACATGCTCGAGTCGGAATACGAACGATGGGAGGGCGAAGGGTATAAGTCGAACGAATGGCGCAAGCGCCTAAAGTACCCGGAACCACTTGAGGTTGTGGTATGAGGAAGCTTGCAGGATCACCGAATGACTACAAGAGCTACCTAAAGCCCATGGTACACGTCTTCAAGAAGAACGGGAAGATCGTACGGCAGTACTTGTGCTACAGGCCTGCAGCTAAGGTCAAACCAGGTAAGGCTGACCACAAGTACGATCCGGAGAAGTGTGGGTGGCAGTACTCACTGTACTTTGTCTACATAGGCCCAGTGCTGTGTTGTATACGTTGTCATCGGCACCTCTGGTCGAAGGAGGCTTATGATAAGTGTCCGCAGTGTTACCGGAAGCTTAATGCCATGGCGGCGGACCATTCTCCGATTACTTCCAATCCCACTGATCCTGGGATCATCACTACTCATGCCACCGCCAGTAGGGAGTACGCACGGGCATGAAGGACCTTGTCTTGCTCCCTCATCCTACGAAGTTGTGGGAACTGCATCCAACTACCCAGGCACGGCAGGGTGGGTGGGGCAACCGACTGTTGCACTTCCATTGGTCCTCGGAGGGTGCTACACGGGCGAGGTTCACGGGAGTGTGGTTGTATGCGCTGAACGATGTGTTACACTTCCGGTCGTCGACTTTTGTGACTGCTACTGGGGAAAGGCAGATCAACGTGTGGTGGACCTTTCTTGGTCTGCATGGGAGCTTGTCACTGATAAGCCGCTCTCAGCGGGACTGGTTCGAGTAAGGGTGATTCATGAAGCGACGCCTGCACAACGGGAGGCTCCGACCACTTCCAACGGGACGGAAGCCGGCACCACCCTTCCTGATACAGCGACGAGGTAAGCCATGACACTAGCTGCGGCTCAGCCGCAAGAGAAAGCCAAGCCTGCACCCTTCCAGATCGTCCAGTCGAAGGCATCAGACAGATACCTGAAGGTTCTGATCTACGGCCCTTATGGAGCGGGGAAGACCACCCTTGCGTCCACGGCCAGTGACGTCGCTGAGATGGGTGATGTCCTATACGTCGACGCAGAGTCTGGTGCACTGTCACTTCCTGATGGTCTGGACGTTATTCGCATTAAGGACTACAAGACCCTTGCCAGGATCTTCGAGTTCCTTAAGCTGCACGTTCGTCTTCGTGACGGCGATAAGGAGGATGAACTCCAGAAGCTTCAGGAGCGTGTCGGTCTAACAGGTCGCGTTCGAAAGTACCGGACTGTCGTCATCGACTCCCTCACCGAGGCACAGACGTACCTTATGTACCAGCTGCTCAATGTCCCGCTGGATAACTGGGCGCTGGACCTAACCCCCGAGTCACCGGAGTACAAGGAATGGGGACAGAGCTCGGAGATGATCCAGCTACTCGTTCGTACATTCCGGGACCTTCCGATGAACGTCATCTTCGTGTGCAGTGAACAGGAGGTGGAAGATAACAAGCGCCTGATCAAGCGGCCCAACCTACCAGGGAAGCTGGCAGGTAAGGTCCAGGGATTCCTCGACGTGGTAGGATACCTGGACACAGCAGTCGACGGAGAGGGCGGTACGCGTCGGAGACTATGGCTCCAGCCGGGCCATCAGCGATTCCAGGCGAAGCATAGGTTCCGCAACGCAAGTGTCCAGTACATCGACGACCCGACAATGGCAGATCTTCACAGCCTGACGAAGGAGAGCCCAAGTGGCAAGCCCAGTTCGAAGCCGAAGCAGCAGTCAGAGGACGGCGACTCGGCCAGCACCGAAGCCAGTCGAGAAGGAACCCGAGCCGCAGGAGGAAGCGGAACAGGAGGAAGAGCAGTTCGCCGAGGACCCGTTCGCTCAGCAGGACCTGTCCGGCGAACCGGTTGATGAGGACATGGTCATCAACCTCGCGGACGTCGAAGAGCCAACGCGAGAGATCATTCCTCCTGGCATCTACGATGCCATGGTCGACAACGTTGAGTTCGGAAACTCCCGCAAGGGAAATCCAATGCTCACGTGGACCTTTGTTGTTACCGACAAGGAAGGGAAGAACCACACGCTCTTCTACCACAACACCCTGAACGATGACCGCGGGAAGGGTCGTGTGAAGCAGACCGTGAATGCTCTTATCTCCGATGAGGAAGAGTTTGACTGGACTGAATTTCGGCCGAGCGAGACGGCTGAGTGGGCCGTGGGTCGTCAGTGCCGTGTGCGCGTGCGCATTCAGCCCGCGAACGAGGAGTACGACCGCTCCAACAGCATCGTTAAGGTGATGCAGGCAGCGGAGTCGACCTTCCTCCAGAGCTGAGGGCATGCCGGGTCTGTTTGGTGGCAGCGTAAGCCGGAATCTGTCTTGGTGGGCAGGTTTCGGGCCCGGCATTACAAACGCATAAAAGGGGCCTTTCATGCCTAAAGCAGTAAGCCTCCTAAGTGGAGGTATGGATTCGGCTGTACTTGCATATCACCTGAAGGCAACCGGGTATGATGTACACGCCCTCAGCTTCAACTACGGTCAGCGTCATTCTCGAGAGCTCCAGTTCGCCGAAGAGATCGCCGCCGACCTCCCCGCTAGCCACGACATCATCTGGCTTGGCGTTCAGGGAGACGGGCCTGAATCAATCTTCCCCTTGTCCGACATCCTTAAGGGGTCGTCACTAACTGATACCGACGTTGAGGTCCCCGAAGGGCACTACGCTGAAGAGAACATGAAGGCGACTGTGGTGCCGAACCGTAACGCCATTATGTTGTCGATTGCATACGGCGTCGCAGTTGCGGAAGGGGCTGACATTGTTACCTTCGCTGCCCATGCAGGCGACCATGCGATCTACCCCGACTGTCGTCCCATCTTCGTCGAGCTGCTGAATGAGACACTGCAGGTAGGGAACGAATGGGCGACGCCTGTTCCTCGACTTTACGGTCCCTTCTTGACCTTAAGCAAGGCTGATATTGTTCGAACTGGGTCAGAACTCGACGTCCCCTTCGAGCTCACGTGGTCTTGCTACAAGGGCGGAGACATTCACTGCGGTAAGTGCGGCACCTGTGTTGAGCGTGCGGAAGCGTTCGCCCTTGCTAACGTCGAGGACCCTACCAAGTACGAGGACCCCGACTTCTGGAAGGAGGCCGTTCGTGTTCAGAGCTCACATTGAGACCACCTTCGAGTCTGCACATGCGAACGGGCCTGAAGGGCACAAGTGCCACGTTATGCACGGGCACTCGTGGGTCGCAGAGATCGAGTGGGAGTACGGTCCCGATCAGCAAGATGCATACGGTTGGGGACCTGACTTTGGTGCCGCTAAGGGAATCATTCGGAACCTCGATCACCAGAACCTGAACGAGGTATTCGAGTTCGCCCCCTCGGCGGAGAACATCGCCAAGTGGATGTATGAGGAGTTCGAACGCATGTTCGGATTCTTCCCCGACTTCGTCAGGCTGCATGAGGGGAGGGGTAACACAATGACCTACTCCGACCCGGCCAATGATTGAAACGAAGACCTACCCCGTCATCGAGATCTTCGGCCCAACTATTCAGGGAGAGGGTGCCATGGCGGGGAAGGTTACGAACTTCATTCGTATGGGCGGTTGTGACTATAGGTGTGCCTGGTGCGACTCGGGTTATGCCGTCCTGCCCGAACAGGTAAGGGAACATGCAGCGAAGCTCTCAGCGGGAACAATCGTCGACAACGTACGCGACCTTGCCGGAGACTCCTTATGGGTTACTATCAGTGGCGGTAATCCTGCTCTTCATGATCTTGCTCCCGTTGTTAGTGGCCTTCACGGTATGGGCAAGAAGGTTGCTGTCGAGACTCAAGGGACTCTTTGGAAGGACTGGCTCGGGCAAGTCGATCAACTAACGATCAGCCCCAAGCCCCCCTCATCGAAGATGACGAATACCATCGCAACAGACAAGTTCATGTACAAGGCCCTTACTACTACGCTCCCGTTGCACAAGATAGCCCTAAAGGTCCCTGTACAGGACGACGCTGACTACGAGTTCGCCGTTGCGACTCATAGGGCATACCCCGAGATTCCTTTCTACTTCTCAGTCGTGACACTCATGGGAGGACTTGATGGACGCTACCGCCGGGGAGAAATCGACACGAGCATCACGCTCCTCGACCGATACCGCTGGCTCGCAGAGCTCGTTGCAGCCGACCCCCGAGTTCGAGATACCACTGTCCTCCCGCAACTTCATGCACTCATCTGGGGACACGGGCGTGGGTTCTAACCACGATGAGATCGTATCGGCTGTTTACAGCGTCCTGATGAATATGGGCGTTGACGGCGATAGTGAGCACTTCGCCAAGACACCTGAACGTGTTGCGACGATGCTCATGTCTTTTGTACAACATACCGAAGGGGACCTCAGAGAGATCCTATCTACGGGGTTCGAGGAGACGGAGGACAATATCATTGTCGTACAGACAAACATCCCCTTCAAGGGCCTCTGTGCTCATCACCTGCTCCCGTTCTTTGGGACAGCCGCCGTCGGCTATATCCCGCGCAGACGAGTGGTCGGCCTTTCTAAGCTTACACGACTCGTCCAGGCAGCAGGTACGATTACGCCGTCGACGCAGGAACACGTCACTAACCTTATCGCTAACGCCCTCTTCGAGGCCATGGAGCCGTTGGCTGCAGGCGCGATTACTACGGCTCTTCACGGCTGTATGGCGGTTCGTGGGGTGAATGCTCCAACAACGAAGACGACAGTTCAGGCCCTGAGAGGACAGTTTCTTCTCAACCCTGCGGCGCGAGAGGAGTTCCTAGATGCCGTCCACCGAGACCAGTAAGCCTCAGTATGAACCTCACCTGACGATTAGGGTCGGTAGCTATGTTGATATGTGGCACCGATTCGTCGGTGCACCTCAGCAACGCAAGTTTGGCCTTGTCCTAATAACCCGCTGCGGCGTTGAAATCGGAGACCACTGGAATGTCAGACCCAGCTACAACCCCCGCGCCGACCGCCTCTGCGCCAAGTGCTTCCCGAACGGCGTCAGAGAAGACGGGACAGCTAAGCGAGCGCAACGAGCCGCCGATGCTAAGAGCGATGACGTATCTCCTAACAGAGAACGCCAGAAGCCTAGCGACCGTGAAACCACTTCTACCTCCCCAGAGCATGGCGTACCTGAAACTCCTGATGGTGGAGATGGTGGAGCTACACATTCGGAAGGCGGCGGGGTACTCGGGGATTCAGACGACGGACACGTGGAAGAACTTTCGAAGGTCGGAGAGACTGGGGATACCCTCATGGCTGGGAGTCCTAATTCGGAAGGGGGACAAGGAGAGCCGGTACGCGAACATCGCAGCCGACGCCGAGAACAATCAGCTCGGTCCGGAAGAAGGTCTTCGAAGGGAACTAATTGATGACTCCGCCTACGGCCTCATCGCAGTCTGCCTCCTCGACGAGGAAGCTGGACGTTAGGATGGGCCTTCGGTATGCCCGGAGGATCCACCCCGGTAGGACCCAGTTCTGCTGCATCTGTATGTTCAACTACCCCGACCTGATTGAGGAGATCTCCAACTCCAAGTACCATCGAGAGTGCTACGACGAGATCATGCGGGAGTTTCATAAGCCCCCCCAGCGTCTCGTCCCAATGAACAGGGGCAAGGAATAATGGATCCTGAAGACGTAGGCCGCATCCTCGACGAGATCGGTAACCGTATCGGTCCCGCCGGAGAGTATGCCTGGCAACTGACCGTAAAGCAAGTCGTCATCGATTCGGTCCTCTGGGGCATCTTCGGGATATTCCTTATGGTCCTATCCTTTAGTACCTTCATATGGATCCTCCTACATGATAGGCGCATGACGGATTCACGCAGCGAGTTCGGGACGGGTAACGCCCTCATGTTACTTCTCTGGGCATTCCTTCCAGGCTTCCTAATCCTTGCATGGGTCGGGTCAATGATCTTCAACCCCGAGTACCACGCTATGCTCCGACTCATTGACAAGTTGGTGCCTGGACAATGAGTGAGGTAGCCATCGTCGCCCCACTCGACGTTCATAAGAGGTTGGCTGATGAAGGAGTTCTAGGTACCTACCAACTGCTCCTGGCCCACGAAGTGCTGGCAGATCCAATGCAGTACGAATACTTCTGGCGGAACCAAAAGGACCAGTTCATCATCATGGACAACTCCCTGATTGAATTGGGCCATCCACTTCCGGTAGATGTTGTTGCGGAGGCGGCGGAGTTAGTTGGTGCCAAGGCTATCGTGCTGCCCGATGTTCTGGGCGATAGGGCGAAGACCTATAAGCTGTTCGCGGGCGCCCTTGAACAAGCTAAGCTGCAGAACATCGACACGAAGTTCAAAATGCTGGGTGTCGCTCAGGGTCGTACGTCCGAGGAGACGTTCTCTTGCGGACGCGACATGTTGAAGGCGGGCGCGGACTTCCTCTCTGTACCGCGGAACCTGGTGAAGCTGGCTGGTACACGTATGGACGCGGTAAAGTTGTTAGGGAAGTTGGGGGCACATATGCACCTCCTGGGTTTCTCGAACAACCTGTGGGACGATTTCTATACGGTTCATCTTCCAGGTGTGATGGGGATTGATTCGGCTGTACCAATCTGGCTCGGTATGCGATACAACCTATACGATGAGACCCCTTACAGGCTCCCTGATACCCCACCTGTCAGCGCTGACTATGGGTCTCGCCCGGAAGGTTACAGTCAGTGGAAGGGTGCAGAGCTACCCAAGTACTCCATCGAGAACGTACAGAGGGTGAAGCGTTGGGCGAACACTGTCGGGGTTGTCCCTACCGGGAAGTAAGCGGCGCTATCAGTACGTCGGGAGATACCAATGCAAGAGTTGTCATCGTCGGAGAAGCACCAGGCAGTAACGAGATTCGTACAGGAACTCCTTTTGTCGGGCAAGCGGGGCAGCTTCTCGACCGAGTTCTCGACCGAGCGGGGATTGACCGCAGTGGGTGTTACCTTACAAATAGCATGCTCTGTCGACCTACCGAATCGCCTCCGCCTCGAGGAGCTATTGAAGCTTGCCGCGGAAGACTTGGAAGAGAACTGGGGGCAAGTCCGCGCGCACTCATCATTGCACTTGGCAACTCCGCCCTCCGATCAATCACCGGAGACCACGGACTCAAGATCTCCGGAGAGCGTGGACGAGTTCGTGAGACGCCATATGGTTTAATGCTCCCGACAATCCACCCTGCCGCAGTACTGAGAGGCTACAGTGACTTCCCGAAGCTCCTCAAAGACTTCAAGTACGCAGGGTCACTCCTTAACGGGGCTAAGCCCAAATCAGCCGGAGTCACTAAACATCTCACCGTATCAGAAGGAACTGTTGAGAAGGCTGTACGCTTCCTACTTAAGCGGAAGACCCTTGCGGCTGACATTGAGACGACGGGATACAACCCGCTGGTTGATCGAATCCTATCGGTCGCTGTTGCGTGGGAGAAGAACAAGGTAGCTGTCTTCCCCGATACACTACTAAAGCACCCTGCCCTGCGCCGGTTATTTGCCCACCCTGGGCCTAAGTGGGTTTGGCACAATGGTAAGTTCGACACAAGCTTCCTCGCCGCCGCGGGAATTAACGCTCGCGTGGATGAAGACACCATGCTCATGCACTACGCATTGGACGAGAATCGAGGAACTCACGACCTTAAGCAGCTGGCGGGTGATCTTCTTGGTGCACCGGATTACAAGAAGGAATTGCGTAAGTACCTGCACCGAGTGTCGGATTCGTTTGAGGCTGTGCCTAGACCCGTTCTGTACCGCTATCAGGCTCGAGATGCCGATTGCACCTTCCAGATCTATGACATACTCCGAAGCAGTCTTGCGCGGGATAAGGAGCTTCAACGACTTTACCAGGAACTCCTAGTCCCTGCATCGCACTTCCTTCAGCGCGTTGAACATCGAGGTATGTGGATTAACAAGGAGTACCTGGATGAGCTCGATACGACGCTACGAGAGAGGCTTGATAACCATAAGCGGGTCATTCTCGACGAAGTGTCCAAAGTGTGGGACCCCGAATACTACGTACGTGACACTGGAGCAAAGTCGATTCCTGCAGAATTTAATCCAGGCAGTCCCCTTCAAATGCGCTGGGTGCTCACACGACTACTCCGTCGACGTGTCCTCTCTACGAACGAAGATACGCTGAAGCACTTACCACAGGTACCTATCGTTAAGGCGCTCTTGAACTACCGTGAGACGTCTAAGGCCTTGTCGACGTACGTGAAGGGATTACGCGAACAGATTGACCCTGATGGCCGTGTTCGATCAACATACCTGATCCACGGTACGTCCACGGGTCGTCTGTCGTCACGCGGACCCAACATGCAGAACATTCCCCGCGACAAGGCGATTAGGAACGTCTTCCAGGCACCCCCTGGACGCATCCTGATTGAGATGGACTACTCCCAGATTGAGCTCCGGGTCCTGGCGTACCTAAGTAACGACGAATTCCTGTGGCATGTATACTCCGAAGGTCGTGACCTCCACGATGAGGTCTCGGAACAGTTGTACCCAGGTTGGGCGAACGAGCCGAACCCGGTCCTGAAGAAGGAACAGCGCATCAGGGCCAAGTTCGTTAACTTCGGAATCGCCTATGGCCGTGGCGCGGGAAGTATCGCCCGCGAGTTCAATTTGCCCTTTGATGAAGCTAGCAGGATGATCAAGGTTTGGTTCCGGCGAGCACCACAAGCCGCACGATTCATCCAAGATTGCAGGCGTCAGGCAAACCTAGGGAAATCTATGAGTACAATCTTTGGTCGCCGACGAAGGTTTGGCTTGGTGACCAAGGAAAATCTCAATGCGCTTCAGAACGAAGCAGTGAACTTCCCTATGCAGTCGACCGCTTCGGACATCACTTTGACCTTTGCAATGAAGATCGATAAGCTAATAAGTTCAAAATGGAAGGCGCAGATTGTAAACCTGATCCACGACAGCCTTCTCTTCGAGCTTCCGGAGGACGAAGACCTCGACGGGTTCATTAAGTGGGTGACGAAAGAGATGACGCGTCACCCGCAAGAACTCCTTGAGACGACCCTTCCGTTCGACGTCTCGATCAGTAAGGGGAAGTTGTGGGGCGATGTAAGTGCCGGCTAGGATCTGGATTGGCGACGACGA